GTTTCCCAGTCACGATCCAGGAAGAAATTATTCCCATTGGTGTTGGTTTTGGTGCTGTCAAGGGGTTGTGGTTTCCCGGTATGTGAGAAGTCACGGAAAGGTTGCTATTTGTTGGGCATTTGGTAATTTTGCGCACCATGAAGAAATTATTCCCATTGGTGTTGGTTTTGGTGCTGTCGGGTTGTGTGTCGTTGGATACGGACGATCCGACAGTGAGGGCGTTGAGTCAGGTGGCGTTCGACGTCGCTGTGGCTGAACTGATCGAGAAGGGCGTTGAGCCTGGTGACATTGTGCGTCATGTCGATGCGTTGCAGTCGCTGCTTGAGGGTGACGGTGAGAGTTCGGTATCATCGTTGGCGACGGCGCTGCTCATGCGGGTTGATTTTGAGGACATGCCGCCGCACAGATCGACCGCGATCATCGCCACTGTGAACATACTGGCGGCGCGTGCTGAGTTTGAGATCAGTGAGCGTGGTGGTGAACCGAGTGATACGAGGGTTGTGTTGACGGAAGTTCTGCAATGGATCGAGAACAGCGCGACACTTCGGATGAATGCCGTTAACTAACAAGCAGCAGCGGTTCGTTGAGGAATATCTCATCGATCTCAATGCCACGCAGGCGGCTATTCGGGCGGGGTACAGCGTTAAGACTGCTCAAATGCAAAGCAGTCGGCTGTTATCAAATGATATGGTGGATGCTGAGATTCAAGCAGCCATAGCCGAACGGTCTGAAAAAACTGAAATTCTGGCAGCGGACGTTCTTGAGCGTTGGTGGGCGATTGCCAACGCTGACGCTGGTGAACTGAGTGCTTACAGACGTTTAGCCTGTCGGTATTGCCACGGTAAGAATCACAAGTATCAATGGATTGACGAACAGGAATACAACCAGGCTGTGCAGCAAGCATTGGCTCAGGCTGCTGAACTTGAGGACGAAGCGCCAGTCATGATGCCGAGCATCGACGGCGGTTATGGGTTCAGCAAGTCAGCCGATCCACATCCCGACTGTCCGCATTGCGATGGTGAGGGGATTGCCGATGTGTGGTTTGCTGACACCAGGAAGCTCAGTCCAGGTGCGGCAATGCTGTTCGACGGTGTGAAACAAACCAACCAGGGCATTGAGATCAAAGTCAGAGATCGCGATGCTGCACTTGCAAATGTTGCCAGACATCTGGGCATGTACAACGACAAGGTGCAAGTCGAAGTGACAGACCGCTCCGCCATCCTAGACAAAGCCAGAAAGCGTGCAGGCGGCTGAATTTCAGCGTGAGCTGATCGAGGACATAGCCAGCTTTACGCACGATCCACTTGGCTATGCGCGATATGCCTTTCCCTGGGGCGAACCAGGGCCGCTTGAACAACATACCGGCCCACGCGACTGGCAGATTGACACACTTGAGATCATTCGCGACCACCTACAGAATCCAGAGACACGTTATCAACCCTGTCAGATAGCCAGGGCGTCCGGCCACGGCATCGGTAAAGCACAGCCTTATTCATTGGAAGTTGACACACCAACAGGTTTAAGGCTTTGGGGGAATATCAATGTTGGTGATTACTTATTTGGCGCGAGTGGCACACCAGTCAAGGTGATTGCAAGACATGAGCAGGGCGTGCGAGATATATATCGCGTTAGATTTAACGATGGTTCATCAACTCTTGCCGATGGCGATCATCTGTGGTCGGTGAAGGGGAGACAGGAACGCCGCTGCAATCGTGACTGGCGCGAAATGACAACGTTAGAGATTGTTGAGGAAGGTGTTAAACGTTCAAATGGCACTGCGACAGCACGACAGTGGGAGATACCGCAGTATCGGCCTGTTGAATATTCAAAAGCATTTCAATCGATTGATCCATATGTCATGGGAGCATGGCTTGGTGATGGTACGAAGGATTCAGGTGCTATCACCAACATTGATGAAGAGGTGTGGGATGAACTTGCTGTCAATTATGATTTGGGCACAAATACTCATTCCGGCAGTGGAGATTGTAGGACTCACACTTTACTCGGGTTGAAACAGCAGCTTCATGCATTGGGGTTGATAGGGTGTGGCAGTGATGGGGCATATGTTCCGATAAATTATCGATTCGCATCTGTAGATCAACGCACTTCTGTGTTGCAGGGGTTGCTTGATACCGATGGATGGGTGGAAAAAAGTGGAACAGTAGCCTTTGGATCAATAAGTGCGCAGCTTGCTAAGGATGTGTTATGGCTCGCACGTTCTCTCGGGATGGTTGCACGTGCCAACGGAGCAAAAGACAAGTGGTATCGGGATAAAGATGGCAACAAGTCGATGGGTAAACCCTTTCACATGGTGTCGATCACATGGGATGGCCATACCAAACTGTTTAGACTCCCTAGGAAACAATCATCGCTCAGAAAGCCTGAGCAGCGCTATCGGACACGATGGATTGATAACATCGAATACAGTCATAAAGAAAAAGCAATGTGTGTTACCGTGGATGCTGCTGATCATTTGTATCTCACCAGTGATTTTATTGTCACACACAACTCGGCGTTGATCGGCATGTTAATCCGTTGGGCGCTGGATACCTGCGATGACTGCCGTGTGATCTGCACATCGAATACCGACACTCAGCTTAAAACCAAAACCGTGCCGGAAGTCACCAAATGGCAGCGCATGGCCATCACTGACGACTGGTTTAAGGTGACAGCCACATCGATATTCAGCACTGAGATTGGTCACGAGAAGTCATGGCGGTGTGATTTTGTGCCGTGGTCCAAGGACAACAGTGAGGCGTTTGCCGGACTGCACAACGAAGGTAAGCGGATCGTTGTGATCATGGACGAGGCGTCAGCCATCGACGATATCATCTGGGAGGTTGTCGAGGGTGCGCTAACAGACGAGAACACGGAAATCATCTGGATTGCGTTCGGCAACCCAACGCGGAACATCGGTCGGTTCAGAGAATGCTTTCGGAAGTTCAGCAAGTACTGGCACACAGCAAACATTGACAGCCGTGATGTCGAAGGCACCAACAAACAATTGTTCGAACGGTGGGTCGAGCAGTACGGTGAGGACAGTGACTTCTTCAAGGTGCGCTGTCGCGGTCAGTTTCCCTCACAATCCATGTATCAGCTTTTCAGCAGTGCCGATGTGGACGCTGCGTTCGGTAAGCACTTGCGACCAGAAGAATACGAGTTTGCCCCAACGATTCTTGCATGTGATCCAGCCTGGACTGGCGACGATGAGTTGGTCATCGGTCTGCGCAAAGGGCTGTACTATCGAATCCTTGAGCGCTGGCCGAAGAACGACAACGATGTGCAAGTCGCTAACCGACTGGCGCGGCTCGAAGATGAGCATGAAGCCGATGCGGTGAACGTTGATGGCGGCTACGGTACCGGCATTGTGTCAGCCGGTCGGACCATGGGTCGTGAATGGAATCTCATTTGGTTCAGCCAGAAGTCTGGGCGGGAGGACTGCTTTAACAAACGAGCCGAAATGTACATCGAAGTGCGTGACTGGCTGAAGCAAGGTGGTGCGATTCCTGACGATCAGCAGTTGTACGAGGAGATGATCGCCGTTGAGACATTGCCCACACTGGATGGTAAGTTCAAACTACCGCCCAAGGATGACATGAAGGAGTTGATCGGTCGGTCGCCCAACGACATGGATGCCTTAGCGTTGACGTTCGCACTGCCGGTATTGCCAAAATTGCATCAATCTGTGCAAAATGCGCAAAATTCGTCATACAACCCGATTCAAGATCGTCTAAAGCGAGGCACCTAGCTAGATGTGCACATCTAAACCCAAAGCACCTAAGCCGCCCCCACCACCTGCTGCCGCACCGACCTACGTTGACGCTGATGTGCAAGGTGCATACAGCAACGAGAAGCGACGCCAGCGCGGTATGTCTGGCAGGCAGTCCACCATCCTGACTTCATCTTCCGGTCTGTCTGGCTCAGGCAACACCGGCAAAACGCTGCTCGGCGGTGGTGGTGGCTAAAACCCTCAAAGAGTACACATTCAGCCGCCATGAGCAGTTGAAGAAGGACCGCAATGAGTACGAGTATGACTGGCGGGAGTTGGCTGACTTTGTGTTGGGTAATCGCGGTCAGTTTCTAGTCAACGAGCGCGATACTGACACACGCAAAAAAGGCTCACGGCGCAACGAACGACTATACAACGAGACTGCTAAGCAGGCAGCAGACATTCTGTCTGCCGGTATGATGGCCGGTATCACATCGCCAGCCAGGCCGTGGTTCAAGCTCGGTACACCAGACCCTGAACTGCAAGAGTTTGCACCAGTCAAGCTGTGGCTGGATGACGTGCAGCGCATTCTGCTGCAAATCTTTGCGCGTTCGAATTTTTACAACGCCATGCAGAATGTCTATCTGGAGTTGGGCACGTTCGGCACACATTCCATGGGTGCTTACGAACAGTTTGAAAACGTCATGCGCTTCGAGCCGTACACCATTGGCTCGTATTGGCTGGCACAAAACGGTGAACGTGAAGTCGATACGCAATACCGTGAGTATCAAATACCAGTCGGTGCCGCCGCTAAAATGTTCGGCAAGGAGCAACTGTCCAAAGCTGCACAGCAAGTGTGTGATCGTGGCAACATCGACACACGGATAGGCATTCTGCACGCCATTGAGCCAAACGATGAGCGACGGTTTGACTCACCATTTGCCCAAGACATGCCCTATCGGTCGGTGTATTACGAGAAGGATGACAGTCGCAAAGATCACGCGCTGAAAGTGTCAGGCTTCAACGAAAAGGCGTTCATGGCACCACGTTGGTCGGCTGTGGGCGAGGATGTGTATGCCAGTGCGTGTCCGGGTTTGGACAGTTTGGCGTCCAACAAGTCGCTACAGATCGAGGAACTGGACAAGGCCATTGCCATCGAGAAGATGCACAACCCACCATTGGTCGGTGATACGGTGCTGCGTCAAGCCGGTGTTGATCAAATTGCCGGTGGTATCACCTATGTGCCAGGCATGATGAACGGTGCTAAGCCAGGGCTGTCCTCGGTGTATGATGTCAATCCGCGCATTGCCGAACTGATGGAAGATATTCGCGAGAAGGAAAACCGTATCCAGCGGTTTTTCTATGTGGATTTATTCTTGATGGTCACTGAGATGGACCGTGCACAGATCACTGCCACTGAGATCGCTGAGCGCAAAGAAGAAAAAATGTTGATGCTCGGTCCGGTGCTTGAGCGGTTGAACAATGAGCTGCTTGACCCTGTGATCGACCGCACTTATGCACGCGCTGAGGAGGCAGGCATTCTGCCACCACCACCTGAAGAATTGCAGGGGCTGGATCTGCGCGTGGAGTACATCAGCGTACTGGCACAAGCTCAGAAAGCGGTCAGCACAGCATCCATTGAGTCTACCG